TCTCGTCCACCGTGAGGGTTATGTCCCCGGATCCCGGCGAGCGTTGCTTGACCTTATCCTTGAGGAATGCCCGGATCTTTGTCACGTCATCGCGGGTAATCAAGACACGAGAGAATTGCGTCTCTGGCATAATCGCGCGGCCTTCATGGATCCGGTAACGATCGGTAGCAGCGGCGATAAGCTCTTGATCCTTAACCTCGAGCATGACGCAATTCAGCGCCGGTCTGCTCTTGTCCTTATCGGTGGCAAGGATAGCGCCGGCAAGTAAGTTGTCTAGAATGGCCGCGTTCACGGTAAGCGTGTTAGCTGTGGTCATGTTATGCGCTCACTTTCTCGTGAGCGGCAAGCAAACTAGCCACTAAGGAGCTTACTTCTGCCGCCGCTAATTCATGCGCCGCGCTCATCTTCTCGTAATTGTAGCGTGTGGCTAGTGTCTGAGAGATTAGGCGGTTAAGGTCAGAGTGTAGGCGGTGCTTCTCGAAATAGTAGCCACTATCGCCGGACGGTTCAATAATACACTCCGAGATGATACTCCGATACACCTTGGAAGTCTTGTCGTGATAGGTGTACACCTTCACGCGGTAATTGTCGGAAGTTGTCCATGTTTCTGTGATCTTGCGGGTTGTCTCGTTGCCGAACTTCTCGTGAATTGCCATGATCTCTCCTTATTAGTTGCGCCTATCCGTTATAGGCACGAGAGAATTCAAGCATAATTCCCCACCGATCGCAAGTTATAGCTTTATTTATTCCGTGATATAGGTCACACGGCGGGAAGGGATAGAGCGGTGGACAAGGGGACGGATTACAGTCCCAATTCCCCGGCAGTAGCAGGGCACAGCTCACCGGTAGTTCATGAGCAGGGCACCGGCAGACTACAGGGAGACTGTAGGCAGACTACAGGCATAGTGTGGGGAGACTGTTCGACTTCCCATTCTTCCCCGTTTACTGCTCGTTACTGCTCATTACTGCTCTGTACTGCCCCTGTATCGAGCTGTAATGCACTGCTAAGGACTGTAATAGATAAAGGGGAAGTCTGCACCCTCCTTTCGCCGGCGATCCTTGCGAGGATCGACACATGCTCGTGCTGTGCGCGCGAAAAAGCGCGCTGTCTCCTCTGCAATAAATGTTTGACCGTACAGTTATTTAATTGAAGTAGTAATTACTATGTACTATCCCACCACAAATTTTTTGGGTTATACACCCTCTGACCAGCACCTTTGCCCCTGCTAAGGGTTTACGGTACAAGCCAGTGCGTCTAGCAGTCAAATACAGTGCGCCCTTTAAGGCGCAACTGTCTTCCTATGCTCCCTGTGTCGTACATCACAAAGGAAAATAAAAATACTTTGAAAAAAATCGTTCGTTTAGGGTGTTTGAACGGATTAAATACTGTATGTAGCAGTAAATAGTTATTCGCAGGTTTTTATGAACCTGCTCATACAGTTACAGCACTGACTGCTATACAGTATTTATGGACAGCCTAATTCTGCCTAACGGCAGATCGCATAGGCAAAAACTTCCCAGATGACGCCCTCGGACGGGGCGGCACAGATGTGGATAACTATTGAGCAACGGGTGCATCACCCAGCCAATAAACAAAGGAAACTTATGACGGCACCTAAAAAAGGATTTGGCAAGGGAGAAGACCACTTTCGGGTCAAGCAACTTGCGGAGTCTAAAGCGAAGGTCATTGAAGCCGTCGGTTCAGGAGCCACCACCCATCAGGCGATGGATATGGTGGGAAAGAAGCATGAGACCCTCCGGGTCTGGATGAGCAGGGACTCCGAGTTTGCTGCAGCTTTAGCGGAAGCAAAGGAGCGAGGCGAGGCAATCAATTTGCCGAGTGGCCAAAGTTCTAAAGAAGACATCAGCTTTGCTGACTTTTCCAAAATTTTTCTTAACCAGACAGTATTCCCCCATCACCAGAACTGGATCGATCTTCTCGAAGGCTTAGAGCCTTCTTACAAGCATCCAGCCATGACGTATGAGCCGGGTCACAAGAACCGCCTTTTGGCTAACGTTCCTCCAGAACACGCCAAGTCAACGGTGGTCACGGTTAACTACCCAACGTATAGAATTTGTTTAGACCCCAATGTTCGTATCATTGTGGTGTCCAAGACAATTACAAAGGCGAGAGAATTCGTCTACTCCATCAAGAACCGCCTGAGCCATCCTCGGTGGTTGAAGATGCAGAACACCTATGGACCTGCTGGCGGCTGGAAAGAAGACGCCGAGACATGGCGTACTGACACCGTGTATCTGGGAACTGAGTCTCGTGACTCCTCTGAAAAAGACCCGACGATACAGGCACTCGGTATGGGCGGACAGATTTACGGATCCCGTGCGGATCTGATTATCCTCGATGACTGCATTACCACTTCCAACGCCCACGAATGGGAGAAGCAGCTTAACTGGCTTCAGAAGGAAGTTATCACCCGTTTGGGTAAGAACGGTAAACTCCTCATTGTAGGTACTCGTATTTCAGCGATCGATCTCTACCGAGAGATCCGCAATCCTGAGCATTGGTCTGGCGGACGGTCACCGTTCTCCTACCTTGCTATGCCAGCTCTCTTAGAGCCAGCCGATGATCCTAAAGATTGGGTCACTCTTTGGCCTAAATCAGATGTACCTTGGGACGGAGACGAAGATCAACTTCCGGACGAGAATGGCCTCTTTCCTAAATGGGACGGACCAACGCTATTCCAACGTCGAAGTGAAGTTACGCCTAGTACATGGGCTCTCGTCTATCAGCAAGAGGACATCCAAGAAGACGCAATCTTCTCGCCCTCTGTTGTCTCCGGATCAACAAACGGAATGCGAAAAGCCGGACCTCTAAAGCCCGGTGCTGCCGGACATCCCAAGTCCGTTGAAGGTTATACGATTATTGGTCTTGACCCAGCTATCGCTGGTAAGACTGCCCTTACTGCTATCACATATAACCGAGCAGATGGAAAGATTTATGTCCTCGACTGTCTTAACATGGCAGATGCGTCTTACCAAAAGATCAACTCAGCCATTAAAGTCTTTACCGAAAAGTACCATCCTCAAGAATTTCGTATCGAAATCAACGCATTCCAAAAGGCTTTTGAACTCGATGACGAACTTAGACAATGGTTGGCTGGAAGAGGCGTGCGGTTATCCTCACACTTCACGGGTAAAAATAAATGGGATACCAACTTTGGTGTGGCGTCCATGTCTCCACTGTTTGGTACGCTCCGAGACGGCAAGCACCTCAATAACAATCTTATAGAGCTTCCTTCGACCGAAGGGTCAGAAGGCATGAAGGCTCTTATCCAGCAACTCATTACTTGGAAGCCTGATACTAAGTCACCTACTGACTGTGTGATGGCGCTTTGGTTTGCTGTCATTCGCGCTCGTGAGTTAATCCAAAATGGAACTCGGCTTACCCCTTACATGAATAACCGTTGGGCTACAAGATCCCAAATGGAATCTCGTGGATCAATTAACCTAGAAGAAGCCTTTGCCGCTCAGTGGCAAGAGCAATACAGCTAAGGAGCTGGCATGTCAAGCAATCAGAGTTTTGTCAAGCCAATGTCATCTGGCTCAGTAGACAACACCGTTACTTCTAAAGGCAATCTTTCGCCACGAGTATCTCGTGTACTTAATGACGTTGCTAACGTAGCCAGTGTGATTCCTGCCGTTGCCGATGCTAGAGCCACTTTAGGCGCTGTCAAAGCCGGATCNGAAGCAGTANGTATAGCCGAAAAAGTTGGCGCAGAAAAGATTGCTGCAAAAGAAGCATCAACACCTTATGCTAAAACAGTTAAAGGTGTTCAAGGAAAAAATGCCAATCTTACGTTATCTCGTGGTAGTGCTAAAGAAAGCCCAGCAAATAACACAAACATTAACCTTCAAAAAGTTGTTAACCCAGCTTCCAAGGCAAATGTTGCAGCCACAAGTCGCAATGTCGCTAGAAATGTTGCCGGGGTTAAAGCAGATGCTGCTAACGCGGTTAACACGGCAAAAGGTAATTTAATTCGCAGCGCTGCTGGTGCAGCGATTGGTCAAGGCGTTAACCACGCTCGTATCGATGCTCAGCGTACTGGTGCATCTGCCCGACAATCTGGCACAACTCTTAATAGCGCATCAAAATCAGTATCCGGAGTTCCTACTCGCGGCGTCAAGCAGTAATCTAACTTTAAGGACTACTAAATGCTAACCAAGCAACAAGTCATCTCACGTGTGATGGCACTTCGCTATCGC